TGCCGGTATCCAGCCGCATGCCAGGCACCCCGAAACCGCAGGCCTTCATCATCGTTTCCCGCATCGGCGGCGGCATGGAGGACTGGGCACTCCGCAATCCCCGGTTTTTAGTGGAGTGCTACGCCCACACCGAGCTAGACGCTGAAGCCCTGGCCGAAAAGGCCTACGAAGCATGGGCGCGGATGCGGTCCGCCAAAATCCAATCCACCACCATAGACACCCTCACCAGGTACGACGACCCCGACCCGAAGCTCTACCGGTTCCAGTTCACCGGTGGTGTGCGGTTCCTAGCCCACTAATATCCGGCCCCTGGTGCGGCAGCAGGGGACACCACCCTGCCGCAACCCCATTTCCAACGTTCCTGATTTAGGAGAACCATCATGGCTATCAGCATCCAAAACGCCTTCGTGGCCACCCCACCCATCGACGGCGGCGTCTACTTCAACGCCCCGGTCGGCACCCCACTGCCGAAAACCGCCACCGAACCCCTTAATCCAGCATTCGTCGATCACGGCGCTGTGGGCGAAGACGGCTTCAATAACACCCCCACCCGCGAAACCAGTACCGAAAAAATGTTCGGCGGGGATGACTGGGTTGACTTACAAACTTCGTACACCGAAACTGTCACCATCACCCTGCTAGAAGACGACAACGAACATGTTTTGAAGTCCTGCTTCGGCGACGCAAACGTCATCGAAAAAGCCGCCACCGACAAACACGGCCGGCAGCGCACCATCTATCACACCGCTGAACGCCTGCCACTAAAAAGCCACATCGTCAAGGCTGTCTCCGGTGAGAAAGCGAAAACCTTGGTCGTGCCTAACGGTCGGATCAGCACCGTGGAAAAAACCGCAGAGACCCATTCCGCATCCACGAAATACAACATCACGATCACCGCGTTCAAGGGCCCCCAGGAATACAAATACGCCAACGTATTCGAACTCCGGGACGACGGCATGGTCGACCCCAACACCCCAGACCCCGACACCCAAGACAAGACCGTGACCCTCCCTAGCGGTGTCACAGGCGGCACCTTCACCCTTTCCGTCGACGGCCA